GGCTGGTAATTTTTGATCATACTTCCCATAGTCTCCTCCAATTAAATGTTTATACTTTCGAACGAACTTATCCAACTCTTCCCATTCAGGGCCATGACTATTGATCCCTACGGCACACTCAGACTTGAGTGGAAAAAGTTGTAAAACACGTATTAGAGGAAGGAAATACCTCCTGATGAGAAACGTCAAAGCTATTGGATTTCCAAAGAATATCCTACATTTCTCTTTCGCCAAAATCTCATCTTTCTTGCAACCTTTACTGACAGTATAAGCTCTCCAACCTTTTTTGTAGCACTCCACACAACGAGTGATTTCTTCCCAAACTAAAGGGATGAAGTCACGTGTGACCGTGCCATCTTTGTTGAGTTTTTCAATGATGAAGTTCCTCTTGGGTCCCGTAAGTGGATACCCAATAGAAGTTGCCATCTTGATAGCGTCTAGAAACTTCTTGCCCTGCACACCAAGTATGTTCTCTTCATCGCTCAAGGGTTTCACTTCGCCAATAATGTCAGAACGGAATATCTCCTCTAGTGACTCCTTATAATCCAGGATTGCCAGGTCTAATAGATCTGGACTGAAAGAACGTGCTGGATTTGCCATATTGGAGAGACATTTTTGCCAACCATACCATTCAGGTTTGAGCTTGGGAGGACGCCATATATTAGGTTCATTCATTACCTCTGTTATCAGATGCGAAATCTTTGTAACTTTCACATCAGTTTTAGATGTTGTTTGACCCATACAACGACCATAGTATTCAATTTGAGAATTAGGTGGCATCCAATGCAATGGACTTTTTGGATGCACTTCACCTTCAATTCCGAAATTAACACTCAGAGACTGTTTGTCAAATTTCCAAGCACTCCCAGATAGCACAACACCATCAAGTTCTCTGAGCATCTCTTCAGCCTTCCGGTATTCATCGAGAGTAAGCACACCATAACACCCGTTGGGTGTTTTGGCTTCACCACCCCGATGGATTCCTGAAACACAGGAACCACCACCGTGCGATATCAGAGTTGCTCCACAGAGACCATCAAATGTTTTGAAACTGAGGTTGGCATAAACACCTCCTTCAGTCCTACAAACACCATTGTCAGCTATGCCAGGTTTGGCTCTCCCAGATTCGATCCTCATCTCTCCACTCTTCTTTCTCCACATAAGAGTGAACTGATGTTCAGGCATGTTCTCTTTAGGAAGTCTATCACTGATATCAGCGAATGATCCACCATTTGGAACATAACATACCATAATATCTTTACCCGGAATTCTGACAGATTTCTTGACAGAAAGTGGACAAGTGAACTTACCACCACAATCATTGGGTTTCTCCTTGCGGAATGTGCAGATAATCTCCTCGTTTTCAAAATAATGACTAGGTAATATAGCAACATTGGAACGAGTGAAGAGGGCATTAGCCATCAAAACTCTCTCTTCATCAATGCCAACCGTCACATAAACGAGATTTTTGTCCACAACATTTTGCATGTCTTTGGGAGAAGTACAGACAGACTTCGGAGTGAGAGGAAGTTGTCTCTTGGTAATGGAAGCATACTCCGTCCAAGGATTCTCTTCCTTATCCCTCTTCGCAATGTCTTCTTCTGTCTTGGGCTCCAAACTTCCTTGAGGTTCCATTCTGACCCACCTCCTATAGACCTTCGCTAGCAAATACAAGGATCCGACAATTCCAGCTGCTTTGAATATAGTGGGTGCATGTGTATCTCTCCACAATTTCAAAGATGGGGCAACACCAAGCTCATTCCTCTGCAATAACTCTTGTCTATTGTTGGCTAACAATTTTAACCATAGCCGATTGGCGTATGGCGCAGTAAGGCAAGATAGCTCCAGCAGCGTGCAAAGCAAGGGATTGTTGTTTC